GCAAGCGGTAAGCTTAAAGCGCCTAACCAGTTCGGCAACAGTTACATAAGTATTGATCCACCGCTTTCGGCAGAGGGTGCAGCGCCTAAGATAGAAGTGGTTCAGCCTGATATCAAGTATGAGGCGTTTGTGGCAAGCTATACAAATTGCCTGCTTATGTGTCTGCAAGGGCTTGTATCTCCTGCCACGCTTGGCATAGATGTGGGTAAGATGTCAAGTGCGGACGCTCAACGAGAGAAGAAAGACGTCACAGGCAACACCCGAAACACTATCACAACGGCTCTTGAAAAGGCTCTGCCACAGCTTGTTTCTGCTGTGCTTATGACCTATGACAATATGCAGGGCAAAGCCCCTGAAACTTATGAGGTGACAGTTGACTTTGGCGAGTACGGTGCACCTGACTTTGACAGCAGAGTTGAAACTGTGGGCAAGGCAAGCACGTATGGTATTATGTCAGTTGAAACGCAGGTGGAGGAGCTGTGGGGCAGTTCTAAAGAGGACGATTGGAAAGCCGCAGAGGTCAAGCGGATAATGCAGGAAAAGGGGCTTACAGAGGGTGAGCCTACTGCGGTAGGTGATGAGTACGCTTAATTTTAAGGACATAGCCAAAATATTTGAGGAGATAGAGCTAAGGCTCATATCTTCGCTGAAACGCAATCTCAAAAGGCACAAGGCGGAGGAACAGCGTTACGGCTTTGAATGGTCTGCTTGGCAGGCTGAGAAACTGAAAAATATGGAGAACTTCCGCCGTGAAAACCTCGACATTATGAACGAGTACGTTGACGTTATCGACGATCAGACAAGACAGCTTATGACTGAGCAGTTTCAAGAGGGTCAGCAGCAGGCACAAAGGAGCGCCCAGGAGCTTTCTGACGAGCCTATAACACCTATCCCCGACAAGCATTTCTTTGGCGTGAACGAAAAGAAAATGGCAAAGCTTATGGAAGACGTCACCACCCTTGAAAAGACCGCTGAAACAGCCGCTCTGCGAATGACAGACGATATTTACAGGCAGACTTTGAATAGGGTACAGCTTGCAATGGGAACAGGCTCTATGACGCTTAACGAGGCTATTGACCTTGCCACAAAGGACTTCCTCGACAAGGGCATAAACTGTATCGTATACGCTGACGGCAAGCGAGTGAACATTGCAGACTATGTGCGAATGGCTCTGCGGACAACTTCCACAAGAGCAGCGTTGCAGGGGGCGGCGAAACGCTTTGCAGAGCTTGGGTATGATACGGTGCTTGTGTCGCAGTATGGCGGCTGTTCAAAGACCCTGTGAGCCTTGGCAAGGTCAAGTATACATTGATGATGTATTCACGGTATGGGAGGGGGAAAAGGACGAGTTTCAAGGCAAGTCAAATTACTGCGGTGAGTGGTTTTGGCTGCTGTCATACGCCGTAAAGAACGGGCTATTTCACCCGAATTGCCGTCACACAATGACGCAGTATATACACGGCAGAACGCAGATACCTGAGCCGATACCGGCGGAGAAGATAAAAGAGCAAGCGAGAGCTTGAGCAGAAACAGCGTGCAATGGAGCGAAAGATACGCAAGTTCAACGCTTTGCGGCAGGCACCTGCGACCCTGATACAGCAAAGGAATACCGCCGGAAAACTCAGGCAGGCTCAGCAGGAATTAAAGGCGTTCGTTGAGGAGCATAATAAGGTGCTGCATAGGGATTATGACAGGGAGAAGTATTATGGAAAGACAGAAAATAAGAGTGTACAAATCCAGGGTGGATTTGATGAAACAACTGACATAGCTAATGATATAAAAGCGGAAATAACCAAAAGTATCGAAGAAATCCAATCAGAGTATAATGTAAAAGTTGATGAGTTTACGCTTGAAGATATTAGCGAAGAATATGGCAAGGTTCCGTTCCAATTTCAACCTGTCAACAACAAAGGTTTATTTAAATCAAGGTTTGTAATTAACAAAGGCTTTAATTGGGAAGAAAATCTTGACAAACTTAATGAAAGAATTTATAATAGAAATTATAAAAGAGGTAATTCTTGCGGCTAAGGATATAAAAGGCTTGATAGAACATGAAATGGCACATTTTATGAGCTTTCAGGGCTGCAAGAGCTATGAAGATTTTGTAAGACGAGAGCGTGAACTGAGATCTAAATACATTTATGGAGTTTCAGCTTATTCAGACAGTCTTGAGGACGGAGCAGAAACTATTGCAGAGGGCTTTGTTCGTATCCGCAATGGAGAGAAAGTTGATGAGCGTGTAAAATCACTGGTTGATGAATATGTAGAAAGGTGGCGTAAATAATGTCTGTTGTTATTCCTGACTGCACCTCATGTGAACATTTTAAAGGAAAAAATGAAAGGGACATTTTTGTTGTGCTGCATTTCCAAATGGAATACCCAAAGAATATTTTTGGGGAAATATTTCGGTTAGAAAATTACCTGAATGTGCAGATAATATTAAATTCAAGGAAATAGAAGATTAATACCGCTTGACTAAGGTCGGGCGGTATTTTTATACCCAAAATCAGAAAGGACGGATATTATGGATGAAAAAGCAATAGAAATTGTAAAAGATTATATTGGAGAACATCTTGATAAATCAGATATAAAGCCTGATTTTGAAGTTTATACAGTATGAAAATGCAAGGCATTGCAGAACTGGAAATACTTGCTTTCAAGTACTCTCTTTGACGGTATGTATTACGAGTTGACATATAACGGTGATAAGAAAGAATGATATCTTGACGCATACAAGAAATTTGAGAACAAGGTCATTAGAGGATAATAGTTGTTCAAATATCGGAACTAAGCACCTTAACAGGGTGCTTTTTTCATACACAAATTTAAGAAAGCGAGGTCAGAAAATGGACGAGAAAAAGAAACTCACTGATGAGGAGGAGAAGAAAACTCCCGACACTCACGAGGAGAAAAAGGACGAGCCAAAGGCTGAGGAAAAGCCTGCGGACAAGGCAGATGAGAACTCTGCCGACAAGGAACAGCCTGCGTCGGACGATAGTCAGGCTGACGAGAACGGTGAGGGTGCCGATAAGCCTGCAGAAGATAAGCAGGAACAGCCAAGCGAGGATAAGTCCGACAAGCAGGACAGTGCCGAGAACGCACCTGACGAAAAAGATCAGGAGATACTCAGACTCAAAACTCAGATAGCCGCTATGCAGCTTGGTATCAAGCCCGACTGTATCGAGGACGCCGTTGCGGTGGCTGAAAGCTATGTGAGAAACGGCAGTCAGCAGGATATCAACGCCGCCCTTTCTGCGGTTGTGAAGAAGTATCCAGATATGAAAGGCGAGGGCGATAAAAAGTCCGACGGCAAAAAGCAGGGAGGTTTCAAGGTCGGTGCAGGATCTTCGGATACTGATGAAAAGAAGCCACAGAGCAAACCAACAGCGCAGAAACGCTGGAACAAATTCAAGTAAAAACAGGAGGAATGAATCATGCCAAATCTTAATTATGCAGAAGTATGGAATCCCGAGCTCTTGGAGATAAGGATCCAGGAAACACTGTCAAGTCCGTTCATCACACAGAACGTTAGGTGGCTTGACGCAAAGACTTTCCACTTCACACAGATGTCAACATCAGGCTACAAGAGCCACAACAGAAACGGCGGCTGGAACACAGGTAAGTATGTTCAGACGGACGTGCCTTTCACACTCACACACGACCGTGATGTTGAGTTTCTTGTGGATAAGGCTGACGTTGACGAAACGAACTCATCAGCGTCTATCAAAAACATCTCAGAGGTATTTGAGAAAACACAGTCTGCTCCCGAAACGGACGCTCTGTTCTTCTCAAAGACAGCTCAGAGAGCGGCAGAGCTTGAGGGCTATCACTCATCAACAGCCGCTTCATCATACACAAAGGGTAACGTGTTCGACAAGCTCAAAGGCTTTCTTTCATCAGGCAAGCTGAGAAGATATAAGTCTAATGGCTCGCTCATTATGTATGTGACTTCCACAATTATGGACCTGCTGGAGCAGTCTGACAAGTTCACACGAAAGATAGAAATGACGCAGATCGCAGAGGGAGGACTTTGGTCTTAGAACAAGAGTGACCGACATTGACGGAGTGCCGATCATGGAGGTCATTGATGATGAGCGTTTCTATGACCGCTTCAACTTTGACCCTGAGGACGGCGGCTTTGAGCCTTGCGCCGCAAGCTATGTAAAGACCGCTGATACTGATATCGTGAGCGGCAAGGAGTATTACACCGAATCAAGCGGCTCTTACACTAAGGTATCAGGCACACCGAGCAAGTCTGCACTTGATACATACTATGAAAAAGTCGCAGGTTCACACAAGATAAACGTGCTTATCGCAACACCTGAGACCACAAAGATAGTGCCTAAGATCAACAGCATTTACAGCTTTGCTCCGGGCGAACACACAGAGGGTGACGGCTGGCTCTATCAGAACAGAGCGTTCTCAGATGTTTTTACTTTCCCGAACGGCAAGGACGGAAAGATAGACAGTATTTACGCTGACGTTGACACAGCAGAGTACAGCGAGTAAGGGGTGAGGGATATGTACCTCACCTCTACTGAGTTTTGCAATATCTGTCCTGAGTGTGATATCTCCGAAGAACAGTTCTCGGCTATTCGGCAAAGAGCAGAAAGCGATATCGACACGCTGACTTTCAACCGCATAACATCAGAGGGCATTGACAGCTTCACAGACTTTCAGAGAGAGCGTATAAAGCGTTCCACAGCCTTGCAGATGGAATTCATCTATGACAATTCGGAGCTGTTAGAAAGCCCTCTGAGCGCTTACAGCATAAGCGGAGTTTCAATGTCGTTCGATAAGTCAAAGGTGGTATCTCTTGACGGCGTTATTACAACACGTCAGGTCTACAATGTGCTTATGCAGACAGGACTATGTTACAGGGGGCTGATGTGATGAAGTTTCCTCAGCTTGTACCTGAAAGGGTATGCAAAACGCCCTGTAAGGTCTATCGGACGGACGGACTTAATCGTGACGGCTCAAAGAAGCAGACGGTCATATTTGAGGGCAAATGCTTTCACTCTGAGAAGTCAAGGCAGAAATTATCCGCAGAGAAACAGCTTATAACCTTATCAGGCGAGGCTCTTTTCTGCGGAGATATCGCCCCTGATAACGCTGTTATAGAGGGCTATGCGGTCATAGGCGGCAGGACGTACAAGATAAATGGTTCTGAGAAAGCCAAAGACCCTGACGGCAGGGTGAATTACACAAGATTGGAGCTGATATAGTGGGCATTGAAATAAAGCTTGATGTGCAGGCAATAAAAGCTATCGAAGACGCCGCTGTGAAGTCCGCTGAGGTGGCTATGGAGCAGGTGAGGGCAGACCTTGTAAGTGCTCAGACAATGCCGTTCGATACAGGCGATATGCAGAATAATCAGACCTTTGTCCACGCTGACGAAAGCGGTGCAAGTCTTGTGACAGGCTCTCCGCAGGCAAGACGTTTGTACTATCACCCTGAGTATCATTTTGCAGAAAGGCAATAACCCTAACGCAGGTGCGGCTTGGCTTGAACCATATATCACAGGCAGTAAAAAGGACCTTGCCAAGAATCGAGTTTGTGGCAGAGTTCAAAAAGAGGACAGGCGTATGACTTTACTTAACATAGCGGATATGCTGAGCGATATCCTTGAATTGCAGGACGTGTATGCAGGCACTATTGACGGCAACCTTGATAAGTGTATAGGCGTGTACAACGCAAAGACCTCAAAGCCACAGCGTATCTGCATAGGCGGAAAAGCCTGCACAAAAACACTTGAAAAACATATCTCGGTGCTTATTCATTGGACTGATAACCCCACGCAGGCAGAGATAAAGGCACAAAGCGTTCTTGATATCCTATCCGATATCCGTCAGCATAAGGCTGACGGCTTTATGGTAAAGTATCTCGAATGCAAAGAGCCTGTTTCTGTTGGCAGGGACGAGCGAGGCGTGTGTGAATATGTTATCGAGGCAACAGTATATTACGAAAGGAATGAATGAGTATGGCAAACACAACAGGAGTTTATCCCGTATATGAAAACCAGTTCAAGATAGACAAGACAGGCGGCGACGGCTCGACAGAGAACAATCTTGTGACTATTGCCGATATGGAGAGCTTTTCAGTATCCATTGACGGCAATATCGAGGAGTGGAAGCCTTTTGATCAGCAGGGGTGGACAAGACGTTTGCTCACTGGTAAGTCTATCACTATCAGTATCTCAGGCAAGAGAAACGTCGGTGACGCAGGCAATGACTACATCGAGAGCCTTGCACTCAAAACAGGTGCTGCGGCGACCACAACCCTTGTGTGGAACTTCCCAAGCGGAGCAAAGCTTGTTATCAAGGGCGTTGTCAGCGTAAACAGAATGGGGCGGCGGAGATTCAACAGCAGTTGCGCCGCTTGCGTTCGACTTTGCTTCTGACGGCAAGCCTGAGTTTACAGAGGCGACAGCGTAAGAATACAGACAAAACAGGGGAGCGTTCGAAGCGCTCTCCTAATTTTATATATCAGAAAGGATAATAACTATGGCAAAGATGTATACACTCGACAGCAAGCTTCTTACAGGTACACCTGAGATAAGAGTAGGCGACAAGGTCTACCCTGTGGACGACAGGCAGAAAACTGTCAAGAAGATACTTGACATCTGCGACAAGAACGCTGAAAAGAAAGACCTTGATATGATAGACGAGGTTTTCAAGCTTGCGTTCGCACCAAAGGACTACAAGGAAATAGAGGCAATGAATATGCCTTGGGCGGCATATCAGCAGCTTTTCACTCTTGTTATCTCAGCGGTAACAGGCGAGGACGCAGAAAAGACAGAGGCTCGATTTCCGCAGGAAAACGCAGAGTAAGTTTGAAGAAAGCTGGTACGATCTTGACTATGACCGAGAGCTTATCATACAATCCATTGCAAAGCAGTACAATATCCTGCCCTCAGAGCAGGAAAATCTGCATTACAGCGATTGGTACAGGCTACGTTGCAGGGCTTATGCACGATACGCCGCATGGGTCAGATCGTTCGTATCAGGAGCGAGGACAACAAGGACATCATAAAGAATTTCGACAGGTATGAAAAGCAGATACGCTCAGAATGGACGGCGTTCAGAAGTCAGAAAGCAAGAGAAACGTTCACAGAGCAGGACAAGCTTGAAACTGCGAAATACTTTGAAAGGCTGTTCAAGGGAATGTTCGGAAAGGCAGGTGATAAGTAATAGCAGACGGAGCAAGCGTTGGTGTTATATCTCTTGACCTTGTGATAAAAAACAAGGTGCAGGAGCAGCTTGACAAGATAT